GGGCATCGGTGCTCCTTAGAACGGCGGCGTGCCGAAGTAATTGGAAAAGTCTGCTTCTGGGTACACGCGGCGAGTGAGAATGTCGGGCTCTTGATCGTCAGCCTTGAGCCCGCCGGCAGTGGTCAACGCTCGCGGCGAACCGGACGCCACCTTTTCGCCAGACTCTGGGTCTTTCACCCAGACCCGTTTCTTCTCGCCGCCTTCGAGATAGTTCCAGCCGACATTCGGCAGAAGCAGATCGTGGCCGCTGGCCCGGTAGACGAGCTCGACGGTGATCTGCCAATACCGCAACTCCACGTCGTTAACTACCTCGGTTGCCTGCTGCCCGCTGATCCCAGCACACAGCCAGGTGTGAGATGCACCACCAAGGTAAGAAGACGAGTTCACGCTGTTCGTGACCGCTGCCGCATTGGCCAGCGGGAACGTAGGGCGGTTGCCAGAAATCGACGCTCGCACTTCCGCCTCGAGCGTGGTCAGCCCCTCAAAGAAATCCTTGGCCGTATTCTGCAGCGGCTTCTTGTTACCGTTGCCGCCGCCGTCGTAGTAAACAAGCGCCGGCACCTGGGAACCGCCAGTGGAGAATGACCACACGTCAGGCCGTGCCAGCGGGTTGGGGTCGAGTTCTCCCTGCTGCGGAAGTTCGTAACTGTACGTGATCTCGGCGTGATGTCGATCCGTCTCCGTGACCTGAATGTTGAGGCACTTCAGGTACGAAAACTCGGGATGGGCAGACGCATGCAAAATCCCGACAGCGTTGATGAGATTTTGCGTCGGCGTCGGCTCATCGACAGTGACGATGTATTTCCGCTCGGCTGTCGGGCTTTCGCCAAACTTGTGCGAGGCCGTACGCGGGATGACTTCGCGGGACGAGATGATGGCCATTACGCGCCCCCGAGAATGTCAACGGGCCGAGCGCCGACGTTGGCCAACTCGCGGCGAATCTGCTCGAGCTTGTTCAGCTGCTCGCGGCGTTGCTCAACCGCCGGGTCTTCGCGGCCATTCGCTAAGGCTAAGAACTGCGAGAGACCTTCCTGGGACCGGATGTCGTTCACCTGCAGGGCCTGGCGTGCGGGCCGGCTCAACTCGGCTGCGATCTCTTGGCGGATCTGCACGCCTTCGGCAGCCAAGTTTCGCAACGCCTGCCGGGCTTCGCCGCCGTCGATGAGCTTGGCGTCGAACGCCTTGCGTACGGCCTTGAACTGGTCCGCAATCGTAGTGGCCGGCTTGAGTAGTTTGTCGTCAATGCCGAGAGCGTCGAGTTGCCGCTGTCGATCCTGGGCCTTGGCTTCCGCTGTCGCGGCCTGGGCGAGACGCAGACGCTTGTTGGCTGCCGACAAAGCCGCAGCATCGCCGGCCTTGCGTGCCGCCTGCAACGCTTCCTCTGCTGCACGCTGCTCGTTGGCGATGTCTAGCAGATCGCGGTTCAACTGGACGCGGGATGACTCGGCAGCGGTGAGTCCTTGCGACGCGAGCTCGGTGACACGCTTGCGAGACTCTTCCGCAGCCTTGCGTGCGGATTCAGTCGATGCCTTCGCCGCTTCCGCCTTGGCCTTCTCAGCCTCAGTCAGCCGCTGCACTGTGGCGATCAACGCTTGCGAGTTCTGATCCACAAATCGCAACGCCTGGCCCTGGTTCAGCACTTCTTCGGTGATCTCGCTGGCGTAGTCGCGGATGCCGTTGAACCGATCAAGCACATCGGCCGGAACCTTGTCGAGTCCGCCCAGTTCCTTGGCTAGCGACACGATCGCCGAGCGGGCTTCGTTCAATGCACCTTGGGCGAACTCGTCGATGCTGATTTGCTCTGGCACCTTTAGGGCCTTCTTCACCTCTTCGCCGAGATTGAATGCGGCGACGCCGGCCCGGTCGGTTTCGACACGGAACCGCTTCATCTCGTCGGTGCCGCCGGCAGTAGCAGCCTGAATATCAGCGCCTGCGGCCGTCCCGGCTGAAGCCCACTCAGCAAGCCCGCCGACAGCGGCACCAATCACAACCAGCAGGCCAACGCCGGTAACCGCTAGAAATGCTCGCACAGATACCGCGAGGACGTTCGTGGCAACTGCGGCAGCCCCGGCCGCAATGGAGTACTGAGCCGATGCGGTGGCCGCCGCCACGAACACTTTGGCAAGCGAAGCAATGCCGCCGGCGATCACCTGCCGGTTGATGAATGCGAGATAGCCGCCTATCGCTGGCAGCAGGTTCTGGGCCAGCGGCACCGCCACGCGGCCAACGAACGCCAATGCGTTGCCAACGTCTTCGAGCAGCGTGCTTAGAGTCCGTGCCGCAGCCGGCACGTCGATGCTCTGCACGAACTTGATGAAGTTGTCGGTCCCTTGCGTCAGGGCCGGTTGCAACTGCGTCAGGATGCGGCCGGCGAGCTCCTGCATCGCCTGGCCGGCGAGCCCGAACGAATCGCCGATGGCGTCGATCTTGTCTGGGTTGATGCCGTTGACGCCGTCGCGGAACCCGCCCAGGAAAGTCTGGGCCGTCTTCAGATTCTCGGGCAACTCGCGGAACGTCGGCAGCAGTAACGCGCCGCTCTTGCCAAAGATGGCGACGGCAGCAGCTGCACGCTGGGCAGGGTTCTCAATGCCGTTGATGGCCGTGGCAATCGCCTGGAACTGCTGCGTGCTCGTCTGGGTGGCAAGGTCATCCACCGAAAGACCAAGTGCCGACAGCGCCTTCGTGGCCTCCTTGCTGCCACCAGCGGCCTTGCTGATCGTGACCTGAGCCCGCGTGAACGCCTTGGCGAGTTCTTCGCTAGACGCACCAGACAAGTCAGCCGCCACCTGCAAAGTCCGCAGCTCTTGGTATGAAACGCCCAGGCTGGCGGCCAACTGCCGCGTGTTGTCGATGGCGTTGAGAGCCCCGCTCGTGAACGCCTGAAACGTGTTCGCAATTGAAGAGATGCCGCTAATAAAAGCCCGCGAAATCTCCAGCGTCTTCAGCGTCGAAACATCGCGGGCCGTCTGCTTGGCGGCGTAGCCTAGCTTCTGCAATTCCACAACGCCGGCGTTGATGCCTTGGGCCATGCCCACGGCAGATGCCGACAACTGAAATCCAATGCCAAGGGTTGCCATGTTTCACTTCTGGCCAAGGTCGGCCGCCATCTGCTTGAGCGTCTCTGCGATCTGCGTCGGGTGCTGTGGGGCGTTGCCTTCGATTGGGATGAAGTCTTGAGCGTCTGGGACTTTGTTTTTGCAGTAAGGGGCCAGCACCGAACTCGCCAGCATTCCCGTCTGCAGCCACGGGTTGTCGAGCGGGCGAAACCATCGGCTGTATGCGATCCAGTACGAGAACTCGCGTGAGTCCATCGCGTCGATCTCAGCCACGGTTTTCTTCAGGTGCGAAGCCAGGTCGAACTTGAAACGCAAGCTCGGCCTGGCGTTCATTCCCCCGCCAGTTTCTCAATCTCCTCCTCGGTCAATGCGTTGTGCTTCAGGGCCGCCTTCCACAATCCGTGAATCTGATCGACGCTCTTGCGACGCAGGGCCGCTACGCCCTCGTCACCAGGGAACAGCAGTTCCCCCTTGTCATCGCACAGGCAGCGAGCGAGCAACTCGGAGCGGAAGTCTGGGATGACGGGCACGGCCTTGGACTGTGCCTCGAGCAGCTTGACCTCGTAGCTGTCCCGGTCGCCAACGGTCATCAGCCGAATGCACACCTCGCCGCCCCACGCCGGCACCTTGATGATCTTGGCGTCGCTGGCCTGCTCAATCTGGTCTCGCGTCAACGCTGGCATGGTTCACCCGTCGAGGATTTTGAACGTCACGGTGTAACGGGTAACGCCGTTCAGCTCAGGCGTGACGCTCAAGCCCTCATAGATTGCCGTGCAAGTCAAGTTTGCACCGCCGCCTGCGATGGTCAGCGTGCCACGTGATCCGTAGCTGGCCGTGGTAACGCCTGTGGAGCTCATGCACGTGAGCGACACAGTGCCCACGTCATCAGTCCACGTAGACGAGCGGCCTTTCGGAAGGCTGCCGCCGTACGACCACGACAGGTCCGAGATTTCGGCGAACGTAGTCGCGCCGAAACTGGCGGAGATCCCAGTGCTGTACGTGGCCACGGAACCCTCCGTGGCTCAAGCCAACTGGAACTCGGCAGAACCACGGATGGCGTCGTTCACGGCCAGCGTGACCGAGGACGAATTGCACGTCGCGGTCGCCGACACGCTGATGCCGCCGGTGATCGCCAGCGTGCCCGTGGTGTTCTGGGCAATGACGCTGGTGCCGATGTACTCGATGCTGACCGACTTGCCGGTATCACCACCCTGCGTACCGACCAGCGGCCGGCTCAGCGTCTTCACGCTCTCGCCAGTGGTCTGGCCGAGGTGCGAAATGTCGATGTTGTCGGCCCCGCCGCCCGTCGCACCGATCGTGTAGGTGATGCTTGTGACGGTGTAATTCACACCGGCGAAAGAAAACGTCGTGCCGGAACCAGCGTGCGGGGTCGTGGCCATTCGTCAGCTCTCCTGCCAGCGGATGTCGTAGGTCTGCGTGATCTGATACGCCGGTGGCATCTCGGCACCACCGAGTGAAACAAAGTCGTCGCTCTCGTTCTCGAGCGACACCTGATCCACTACCGTATTTTCCGACTGCCCCCCATAGCCATCCAGAACGACCCGCATGGCGTCGGCCACCTCGCGGGTCTGGTCATACGTCACGCCGTAAATCTGATACTCCAGCGTCACGCGGGGCATACCCATCGGGCTGCCAAGCGTCTGCTCCCGCTGGATGCCGGTACGCCGCCACGTGACAAACGGCAGCGAGGCGGATGACGGGGCGAGCACCGGGTAGATGCGGGTGCTGACCAACGTGGTGACGGCGGTGCTGCCGACCAAGGCGGTACGCAGGACGGCTTCTGGCGATTTCATAGGCCAAAGTCTCCGTATTTCTTTTGCGTCGCACGGATGGCAGCCGTCAGAGCCTTCCGCATCTCCACGTCGAGGATGCTCTGCATCTGGCTCTGCGTTGATTGGAAGGCCCGTGTCAGCGGCCTACGGGCCGGGCTCCCACGGACGGTGCCGGTGGCGATGAAGTCCACTGGGTAACGTCGAACGCCAGGCCGGAAGAACGGGCCGCGAGTCTTGAACGATGACAAGATGCCACGGCCTGACGGCTTTTCCTTCGCCCGCTCCGTGAGCGTGCGAATCCTGCCGCCCATAATCACGCGGCGTCGCTTCACACGCTTGGACTTGCCGGCCGACCTCGGCTGCGTGCCGTATTCGACAAGGTGCGAGTGGTAGGCCCGATTGGGCCCCTTGAGAACGGTGCCGCCGATGAAGGCAGGCGTGGCACCCTTCTGGCTCTTAGAGTTGGTCGGCCGCCGAAATCCAACCACCACCACGCCCACCGGCAACTTGGCCTTGTTGTTCGTGTACTTCCGCTCAACCTTGCTGACGCTGGCCAGCAGGTTGCCTGTCACCTCGCCAAGAGCGGCGACGTTCTTTCGCAACGCCTCCTGCCCAGGCTTTGCCGCCTTACGAAGGGCACGCAGCTGGTACTTCGTGCTGATGTCTCGCGGCAACTTCTTGAGCTCGGCGACGATGTCCGCGAGCGGCTCAACGCCATAGAGGGCCTTGGCCTTCTTGCCACGCCCCAGTGCGAGTTTGATGAGCGGCCGGTCGGTGCCGCCGGAAAAGACGTTCGCCATTACGGAATCGTCTCCTGGCAGATGATCTCGTGTTCGCTGCGGTTGCCTCGCTCGAGCAGGCTGACGATTTCCAGCGTGCGATTACGCCAAGCGAACCGCATGTTCTGCGTGAGCCCAGGCAGATAACGCATCCGCACCCTGTGCGTGACGCCAATCTCCTGCTGCCCAAGGCCGAGCGACTCGCGGGCCGACACGCCTTCCACGCTGGCCCACACTGCCGACGAGTTGCTCCACGACAGAACCGTCTCGCCGAGCGTGTTGGTCGTGCCGCTGGCAATCTGCACCGTGACACGCTCGCGGAGCTTGCCGGCGTCGATCATCGGTAAGAGCCCCAGCGTTGTGAGTCGAGCAGGGACTTCACGCCAAACTCGACCTCCTTGGAAATGCTGCCGGTGAGCACGCTAGTGCGGAACTCGTACCAGTGGCCCACCAGCATCAAGATGGCGTGCCGGATCGCCGCCGGGACGCTCGAGCCGCTCGCCCCGTAGCCGGCCCACCATGTCACGCTGATGGCGTTGTCATCCTGCCGGTGCGGCGTCCACGTGCTGCCGTAGATGGGCAGGATTGCCCCCGGCGTGGCGTTCCGGTCCACCCGGTACTCGGCCGTGCTGTAGGTGCTCGTCGGCCCGGCTTCCTGCGTGAATGTCACCGTGACGGCCGTGGCCGTGCCGCTCATCACCATCGGCGGCCGGGGCAACTCAACAGGCTCAATGCCGCTGTCGGGGAAACGGTCGAACCGCATCACCCATTGGGTGTGGATCAAGGTTCTATCTAGGTACTGCTCAACCCACTCTCTCGCGGAACTCACGAGATTTTGGATATACGCATCGTCATCGCTGGCATCGACCCGCAAATGGGCCTTGGCCTCGGCGAGCGTGACGGGCTCAACGGCTGGGGCGGTCTGGCGAGTCAGGCTTCGGTACTGCACGTGGGCGTCCTCGTTTGCGTGGCGTTGCGTCGGCCGTCTCGGCCTGGTGGTCAATGGCGGCCGTCTCGAGCTCCTGCTGCCGGTCCTCGACTGCGACCCGCTGAGCGAGCAGCTGCGTGGCGAGCCCGCCTGGGATCTCCACCACCTGCCCCTTGCGGTAGC